CACTGATGGTATTGTGCATTACTGCAAGTCCTCCAATTGAAAGTGCATCAAAGATACCTTCCATCACAAGCACATGTTGCCAGTCAGCGTGTTGTAGGTCCGTGCCAAATACATAACCCGGTTGTGAGTGATTGATGTACTTGGGTTGCTTGTTATCCAAGAACCTAGCAGTCCAACCTACCACCCGGTTGTCGTACGTGAATGGAACCAACACAAACGGTCTAACCCAATGAACTCCATCATTCTTGATAGAAGTCATTATGGGAAAGTCTTCTGGCACACCACGCCGACGAATATAATCCCAGTACCGAGGAAACTCTGGTGTGATCACTTCTGAAAATGGCGGAAAGTCATCCGACTCTTCAAACTCAATTGCACTCAGTGCATTGAATACTCGTTGTCGATCTTCCAGTATACCGTGTATGCTACGATGCCGCAGACTTTCAAGATTGAGCACGTCAATCTCATTGTCTGGCACACCCATCCATCCTAGCAAACGTCGGGCTTTGAAACTGACCGTGCGCCCTAGTACAAAACTGGCTGTGTATGAGCAGTTGAAGCAGTGATAACTCCAGCCTTGCTCGGTTACCTTGATGCCGCCACGTCCACGCCGGTCTTGACTGTTACCATTATGAGTGCAACATACCGCATTGAAACTCAGCCATCCCTGTGGACTGGGTTTTCTTTTTGCAGGCAGGTAAGCAAGTATATCTAGCATCTCTTGAGTATAACAGATTAGTCACACTAGATCAACGATATTGAACGTTTTGTACTCGTCCGTTTGTGAATACTGCTGTGGCACTTACGTTACTTTGGAATTGGACAGGCAGATATCCTGATCCACCATTGGTAATTGTCACGCTCGAAATTTGATTATTGTCACCAATTGTACAAGTTGCTGTTGCTCCAGACCCATCACCAAGGATTTGGATCAGCGGAGGTGCTACATAACCAACACCTGCGTTGGTAATACTGATTCCAGTTACAACACCTCCAGAAACTTGTACATTACCTTGTGCGCCGTAACCAATTGAGTTGTTGAATGCCAGTCGCAGGAGTGGATGGAAACCAACCACGTTAAGATAATCACTCACAGTATCACATAGATATTGTCTTGACTCTGTAACATTGTACCAAACTGATTCATAGTTTTGGGCAGCTTGTATTTTAACTGTGCCTGTATAACCCACCAGGTCATACTTGACTGTGGTCAGGCTTGCGCCGTTTGTAGGCATGAAACTACTGTAGAATTCAGTTGCCTGAATAGCATTGATTGGCTGCGGTGTCAATGCCCAGTCCGGCCATTGTGTTGGACCCACTCCAAAGTAGTTGTTCTTACCATACATGTCGGGCACAGTACATTCTGCGGCCGGAACATGTTGCGGTAACACACTATCTACAATATTGCAATCTGCTCGGGCTTGGCTGTTGGCATCTGTATAAGCGGCTTGCACATAGTCACCGGCTGTGCGCTGTATGCTGTAGCTGGCAGGTTGTGCTTGGATATTGATTGTATCAGTATTATCAAGTACAACTTTGACTCTGCCCAGGGCAGAACTCAGTATATCCATGGGCTTGGTAACCAGGAGTTCATCTCCTGTTTGATTTACCACACGGAAAACAAAACTAGAGCCCGCAATATTCACAGGCTTCTGGTCTTGATTGATAAATTCAAAGAGTAGAACGTTATCCACTCCCTTGTTGATTGTTAATTGTTTTGCGTACACTGGGTCGTACCTCTTTGTAAAATATCCGCCACTGGTGTCTATCAAAAGTACCCGGACGAGTTGTTGGTATAAGTAAACGGTGGTTGAATACATAGGATCCTCAGCAAGTATTTATGGGTAACAATATTTTTGAAAAGTTGACAGAAAAATATCCCTTCATAACATTGTGCATTTATGCCAATGCAGAATATGTGGGTGTGGTACAGAACAGGGACGATATCGTTACCACTATCTACGACTTTGGCAGCATCCTGGACCAAGAATCCAAGGTACTGTTCCTAGAATTAGCCAGCACTTGGTGGTGGGAAAGCAATAGATCCATACCCATAAACATCTTTTTACGCCGAGACTGGGAACAGTTCCGCTACACCCTACGGACTTTTGTCAACAAAGACTTGGAAATCTTGCACGGTCCTGCTTGCAGTTTGTTGGACATAGTTCGCAAGAAAAGCAAACGCAAATCAATTACTCTTGTGCGACGGATGGACTAGTAAGATTCATGTGTAGTGCGACCAGGGCCGCGTAGGAAACTGCGTGGCTTTTCTTAAATGTGTAGCCTCGAGATTCGTCCCCATCCCATACTGTAGCAAAAACTTCTGTCCACGGGCGTGTTTGCAAATGTGCCTTGCCAGGGCGTATAATGGATATAAAGGCCGCCATCCTGGGTATTGAATCTGGTTTCATTACACGTAGCAAATCTGTATAATTGCCCACGTGTACCAGTTGACTAGCCCAAGCATGATCTGTCCACAGTCGCGACCAGGGCGGTGTTGCTGACAACATTGCTTCATAATGCGCAGGATCTCGAACCAACTGATACACACTCATGTTCAAGAAGTCCAATTTGAAGTATCCACGCTGTTCTGCTTCTTCGTAATCTATTGCGGCGCACTGATTGACAGGATCCCGAGGAATGGCTGTCACATAGATACCCGAGTTGTGTTTTCGTCCATTGCTTTGTCGTGCAGGCACATGCTGAATCAATTTCAGTACGTCCTCGCGATTCGCAAAATCTAAATCTATATCAGCACTCATGCTGTGTCTACCAATGCTGTCACAATTCTAACTTGTTCTTCGGCCTTTGCTACTGCCGCCAGTGCGTCTGCCACAGCGGGGTGTTTGGCCGCAAGTTCTTTGATACGATTTTCTTCATGTATTTTTTCTCTAGCCCAATTTAGTATAGCCTGCACATCGCCTGTGAGTTCAATAGTAGGATGCATACTGGTCATCATTAACCAGGAAGTGCCATCATATACTTCTAGATTTTGGCCACTGCCGTTGTAACGAAGTTGTCCCACCAAGGAGTTTCCATTAGAAGGCGAGTTGTGAAAACTGGGCCACGTGTTGTAGCCGTTATTGACTGTGATTCCTGTTCCTGCATTTATAGTTTTGATCATGCTACCATCCTGCCTTGTTCAATATATCTTTCACATACTCTTGGTCTGCTGGATAATTTGTGAATTTCTTTTGCCAGGCATCCGAGTCAATGTAGGGCCATACCATGGCCACTTGTTCAGTTGTGAGTTCGCTCAGGAACCGTTGTCCTGATTCCGAATTGTAGATTATCCAAGGTGAAATGCGTCCGGCTGTGACAGCATAGCACAAGGCATTGGTGTTGCCATAACGCATCCAGTCATGTGCGGGATTGCCTGTTTCTTCTGCCCATCTCATGCTGTGTTCTATTGCACGGGCCAGGGCATCATCCACTGCTTCCACACGCAAGTACTCTATCAAGTATTCTGTATAGATATTGTCACTGCACCAGTGATCAATCTTCTTTTGGTTCTTCAATAACCAGGCCATGAATCTTGGGGGTGCAATCACATGGGTGTTTACACAATAGTTGCCAAATTTTACAAATGCTCTATAATAAGGGCTGTCACAAAAGTCATCGTGCGTTTTGTTTTTTGCCGAGCCCTGCATGGTTTCATAGAACCGGATATAGGCCTGAAAACCCATGCGCACACCTGCTTCGTCTCGAGCCAGTCTCCTGCGCTTGGGCTCACAAGAATGCACCAACAGTGAAGTTTCTTTCATGAAAGTTTTTTTGCAATACTCACACGTGAATGTCATTTCTTGTCGGCACCTGCGGCTCGATTGTATGCGTCTATTTCTTTTTGTGTGGTTATAGCACACATGACATCTATTTCGTCATCTTTGTAGGTGGGGTACATGGCCACCAAGGCCTTGCGTTTGGCACTAAGCCCTGCTTCTTTCTTTCGGGGAGCAATCCACGGATGTCTTGGTGTGCCCATATCGGGACTCACTGTGGTGGCCATGAGCCATTGCAATTTGGGATGTCGACTGACCTCAAAAAAATGTTTGTTCAATCGTTCGTTGCAACTGATAACATAGAACTCCTGTAGTTCTCTCGATC